TACAGGCACACAGTAAGATATAAAGATATTACAAAAGTTACTTCTATAGAAATGACTGATAGTAAACTTACTAATGCTCAATGGAAAAGGTCAGTAGTCTATATGGCTATGTGGAAATATATATATCCTCAATTAACTAAATGGAATGAAATAGGAAGTTTAGACTCTTTTCAAATACAAATAGATTTTTATAAAGATAGATATGCAGAAGAATTTCAACAAGTATTAAGAGATGGTGTTGAGTATGATGAAGATGGTGGTGGAACTATTGCCGCATCTGAAAAAGAATCTATTCACAGTTTACGTCTTACAAGGTAATGGTCGCAGATATTAAGATCAAAGCTAATACGATTGAAGTAGTTAATTACTTAAAAAAATTACAAAAAACTATTCCCAGAGATATTACAAAAGCATTAAATGTTGTTTCTGCTTATGGAGTTAAACAAATAGAAGAAAAAACAAGAAGAAATGAAATGCCAGATGGTGGTAGATTTAAAGATTATTCACAACAATATAAAAATTCTAAAGCATATGCCAGTAAAGAAAATAAATCTGTTGATTTATATTTAAGTGGTAAAATGTTTAGTTCATTAACTTGGAAAGTTTCTGGAAGTAAAGGATCATTATTTTTTAGGCGACAAACTGAAAATATAAAAGCCTTTAAACACGATCAAGGAATAGGCAAGTTGCCAAAACGACCTTTCTTTGCTATTGGTAAACAAGACGAAAATAAGATAAGAGATTTATTTTTTAAACATATTAAGGTTTAACAATGAGTGAACGAGAAGATATAGCAAATGATATTATTACTAAATTAGATGCTGTTTCTAGTCCTATTGAATTAAAAAAGATAACGAGAGAGCCATTTGAGGTAGAAGAATTATCAGATGCTCAATTTCCTAGTGCTTATGTTCAAAGTGGTAATGAATCTAGAGAGCCTTTTTCTATGGGTAGTAATTCAACTGGGAAAACACAAGGTACAATAGATTTTATTATAGTCGGATTTGTTAAAGGTAGCACAACGAATATAGACACATTACGCAACCAGCTCATAGAAGTTATTGAAGAAACTTTAGATAATGATATAACTAGAAATGGTAATGCTATTGATACACAACTCGTTGAAGCTGATACTGATGAGGGAGTTATTTTTCCTTATGGTGGAGTGAGAATTGTGGTAAGAGTAATATATGAATTTACAAGAGGAACAGCATAATGGCTAAAGACATAGAAGTAACTAATGGAATAGATAAGATAACAATTAATTCTAATAGCCTTGATAAATTTAAAAAACTTGGTTATAAAGAATCATCTGGCGAAAAAAAGATTGAAGTAAAAACTCAACCTAAAAAACCAGATTATAAACCCAACTTAAAGGAATAATATATGGCACATCATGGTAAAGAAGGAGTTATAAAATGTGGCTCTGCTGTTTTAGGAGGCATTACTGGCTTCACTATAGATACTACTGCTGATGTTGTTGAAGATTCTTCACTAGGTAATTCTGCTAAAACCTATATGGCTGGTAGAACTGCATTTAGTGGAAGTGTTGAAATGCACTATGATGAGGGAGATGCACCACAAGAAACCCTAGATGTAGGAGCAACTATTGCCTTTACTTTATTGCCAGAAGGAAATAGTTCTGGCGATCAAAGTTTAGCTGGTAGTGGTATTATTAGTTCAATGTCTATTGGAGTAAGTCTTGATGGTATATCAACCAGATCAGTTGCTTTTCAAGGCACAGGAGCTTTAACAATAGCAACAGTTTCATAATATATGGCAGAAAAAATAGATTTTTTTGAGGGAGTCAAATCACATTTTGATTCCCTTGAAACAAAAATTATAGAAGTAGAAGAATGGGGATTAATAGGCGATAAGGCTATTTACACAAAACCCTTTAATATGTTGGAGAAATCAAAAATCTTTAAAGGTGCAAATGATAGTGATCTCAATGTTCTCATAGATGTTATCATAGAAAAATCTTTAACTAAAGATGGCGATAAAATGTTTACATTAGAACATAAATTAAAATTTAAGGTCAAAGCAGATACAGATGTTATTTCAAGAGTTGCTACTTTAATTCTTGCAAATGATGATGTTAATACACTTAAAAAAAAATAAAAAATTCCTCTGAACTTTATTCAATCTTTTCTTTAGCCGAAAGACTTCATAAGACAGTAAGTGAAATCTTGCAAATGTCCGTACAAGAGTTTAATATGTGGTTAGCCTACTATGATCTTCAAAGAGAAGATTCAGAAAGGCAAAACAGAATTAACCAAATGAAAAGATAATGGCTACAAAAAAAGTAAATATTGACATCATTGCTAAAGATAAGTCCAAAGCGGCTTTAAGAGGTGTTCAAGGTAGTTTAGATAAAGTTAAAAAATCAGTTTTTAATGTTCGCAATGCATTAATTGGTTTGGGTGCTGGATTAGCAATTCGTTCTCTTGTTAAAACAGGAATGGAGATTGAGGGATTACAAGTTAGATTAAAATTTTTATTTGGTAGTGCAAAAGAAGGATCAAAAGCATTTGATGAAATGGCAAAATTTGCCGCTAAAGTACCTTTTTCATTAGAACAAATACAACAAGGTTCTGGAGTTTTAGCAGTAGTAAGTAAAGATGCAGAAGAATTAGCTAGAAATATGGAATTAACAGGTAATGTTGCGGCAGTTACAGGACTTGATTTTAAAACTACAGCAGAACAGATTCAACGATCATTATCTGCTGGTATTAGTGCCGCAGATTTATTTAGAGATAGAGGTGTAAAATCCATGTTAGGTTTTAAAGCTGGTGCAGTTGTATCTGTAGAAGAAACAGCAGAAGCATTTAAAAGAGTGTTTGGAGCAAATGGTCAATTTGGTGGAGCAACTGATGAATTAGCAAAAACTTTTGAAGGAACTTTATCTATGATCGGAGATAAATTTTTTAATTTTAAAAGAAATATTTTAGAATCTGGTTTTTTTCCAGAATTAAAAAAACAATTTGGAGATTTAGATAAATTTTTACAACAAAATCAAAGAACATTAAATGATATTTCAAGGACAATAGGAGTTGCTTTAGCTGTTTCTGTAAAAAAATTAGCTGATGGATTAATTGTTGTAAAAGATAATTTTGAATTAATAAAAAAAATATTTATTGCTATTGTTGGTGTTAAAATAATTTCAACTTTAATTAATATATCTAGAGCAATTCAAGGAATAGTTATAGCAACAACTTCTTTAGTTGCTTTATCTGGCCCAGCTGGTTGGGCATTAATTGCTAGTGCGGTTGTTGCGGCTGGTGGTGCATATATTGGATTAAATAAGGCTTTAGATAATTTATTAGATACAGTTAAAGACACTAACCAAGAATTTAACGATATGGCTGATAGAAAATTGTATGGAAAAGCAATAGCCGATATGAGAAATAAAGCAAACGCATTTAATGAAAGTTTAACAGAAATTCTTACAACATTAAGAGAAGAACAATCACAATTAAAAAAAACAATGGATGCTTATAGCGAATATGCTTTTCATAGAATGAGATTACAAAGACAAATAGTAAATCAAGAAAAAGAAGATTTAGATAGAAGTATTGCACAGCATAAAGTTTATGGTCAAACTAGATTATTAGCAAATGAAAAACTTTTTGAAAAAGAAAGAGAACAAGCAATGAATAATTGGCAAAAAATGAAAGATGCCGCCCTTGCAAATGAATCAGCAAAAGCTGAAATAAGAAAAGCCGCTACTCAACATACTATAAAAGAAGCAAGATCAACTTTAGAAATTTTAGCTGGAATGAATGAAAATGCTTTTAAAGCATTTAAAGCATTACAAATAGCAGAAGCAACTATTGATACATATAGAGCCGCAGTTGCCGCTTTTAGAAATTTTGGTGGTTGGCCTTTTGGTGTTATTGCCGCCGCCGCAACAGTTGCTAAAGGAATGGCTATGGTTGCTCAAATAAATTCTATTAATTATTCTAAAAGAGAACAAGGTGGGCCAGTTATTGCTGGTAAATCATATATGGTTGGAGAGGGTGGTGCAGAAATGTTTACACCAAGCACAAATGGAAATATAGAATCAAATAATTCTAAACCTGTAACTGTAAACTTTAATATTAATACTGTTGATGCTAGTGGGTTTAATCAGTTATTAGTTAATAGCAGAGGAGTAATTATAAATATGATTAATAGTGCTGTTAATGAAAAAGGAAGGGCGGCAATTATATGAGTGGAGCTTTACCTAATGTTGAATTTACTGCTATTAATATATCAAGCGATCAAAAAACTTTGGTATCTACAACTGATAGTGGAAAAACATATCGCAGACAAGTTGATGGTCAAAGATGGAAATTTACTTGCAAATATCAATTAAAAACAAGAGCAGATTTTCAAAGCATTATGGCTTTTATTATAAAGCAAAGAGGACAAAAAGAAAGTTTCACAATCACATTCCCAAGCTACTTTAATGCTACTGGAGTTGAAGCTGGAACAGTTTTAGTTAATGGAGTTCATGCTGTAGCAGATACTACTATTGCTTTAGATGGTTTTGGTGCTGATGGATCTGGAAGATTTAAAGCTGGAGATTTTATTAAATTTAATTCTCACAGTAAAGTTTATATGATTGTAGCAGATGTAACTTCAAGCAGTAATGCGGCAACAGTAACTATAGAGCCACCACTTACAACAGCTTTAGCAAATAATGGAGTAGTAGTTTACGACAGTATTCCTTTCACAGTACACTTAACAAGCGATTTACAAGAATTTCCTAGTAGTAATATAGATAAAGATGGAAACCTTTTATACAATTTTGAATTTGATGTAATTGAGGCGATATAATGTCAAGGGGATTAGCAAGTGCTGTCAAAACAGAATTAGCAACAGGAAATATTAACCCTGTATTTTTAGTTTTACTTGGATTTGCAACACCTATATATTTAACTAATTGTGGCTTTCCTTTAACTTCAAGTGTTAGTGGAAGTTCAGTTACCTATACTGCTTCTGGTCATTTAAGATCTATTAC